AACAACCATAGAAGATTTTTTAGCAGCTAGAGCCATAGATAATGCAAGTTTTGATTTTACTGCGCCAGGAGAATCTAGTGCATCAAAATTTAAATGTGAAAGCTATAAAAAAGTATTATCAGTACCTAATAGAGCATCTATAACTGCTGAATTTACACAGGTATTTGAACCATAATGCCAATACCAGTATCAGAACTACAGAAGATTAATCCAAGTTCTATTATTGAACTTTTTATAATTGAGTTAGTAGAAGAGTTGCACTATGAAAAAAACAATCCATCTAATATTGAAACAATAGTTAGATTTCATGCAGGTACAAATGATCTTAATAATACAGATTTAATTTGGCAAGGCAATACATATCAAAAGTTTCCATGTCAGGCAGAAGGTTTTGAATTTGATGGCTCATCAGGTTCTATACCTAGACCTACTTTTACTATTAGTAATATCCTAGGAAGTATTACTGCATTGTTTGCAACAGTTAATGCTGTCACTGCCAATAATGATCTTAATGGTGCAAAATTTACAAGGATAAGAACACTTGCAAGATATCTAGATGCTGCTAATTTTACAGGCGGTACGAATCCATTTGGTACACCTGATACAACACAGGAATTACCACAGGAAATATATTTTATAGATAGAAAAGTATTAGAGAATAGAGAAGTTGTCCAATTTGAATTAGCATCAGAACTTGATTTAATTAATCTACAACTGCCTAAAAGAGTAGTTACAAGAGATCTTTTTCCTGGTGTTGGGACTTTTATAAATCAATGAACTGGAAAATTTCTGCATATAAACACGCATTAAAAGAACTCCCTAGAGAATCATGTGGACTACTTGTGAATTATTTAAATAAAGATAAATATATTCCTTGTAAAAACCTAGCTTTACATAATAATTTGCAGTTTTTATTAGATCCTTTTGATTGGGCTGAAACTGAGGATAAATATGGCAGAATCTATGCTGTTATACATTCTCATCCGATTGGTACGGAGCATCCTAGTGAAACAGACATTATAAGTTGTAAACGATCTAATAGAACTTGGTATATCATTGGAATTTTAACTAAAAATTGGTTTAAAATAGAACCATCAGATATAAAAAATATTAATTAAAGATATGCTTAAGACAGTAAAACTATATGGAGACTTAGCAGATTTTGTGGGATGGAAAGAACAGCAAGCAGAAGTTAGAAATACTGTAGATGTTATGAAATTTTTAATATGTAACCATCCGAAATTAGAAAGTTATATGGTTGATAAATATTATCGAATTGATATGGGTGAATATGATGCTACAGCAGATGATTTACATAATCCAATAAAAGATGAGATAAAGATTATACCTGTAGTTGAAGGTGCTTTTATCTTTGCTATTTTAGGAGGTTTCCTAATAGGAGCAGGTAAAACATTTCTTGCCAGTTTACCATTTCAATTAGGTTCAATTGCTGTAACTCTTGGTACTGGTTTAATACTACAAGATATAAATAATTATCTAACACCAAAACCCACTCCTACGTCTTCGTTAGAACCAGAAGATGCAACTGTTAACTTTGCCTTTAGTGGGGTTTCTAACGTTAGTCGTGCTGGTGTTGCACTGCCTGTTGTATATGGAGATATTTTTGTAGGAAGTATAAATGTATCAAATGGAATTGATACTGACCAAATTGAGGTTGCAATCTAATGGCTACTGTTGATTTTGATCTTTTAGAAGATATTGAAAATGGTAATGTTTTTAAAGCCCATTATATGGGAGATATTAGTGAGCAAGCAATTGATAATTTATTAAAGGCTGCATTTGGTGTAGGACTTGGTAATAATATAAAATTTGATGCAAATGGTAAGTTAATTGAAATAGATGGTATTACTGTTGAAACAGGCAGCTATAGCCAAACAGGAACAACAGCAACTATTACACATGATGGAAGTGAAATAATACAGGTAGGTGACATATTAAATATTATTTTTAGAGTTGGTACTAATAACAATACACCCGAAGTATTAACGGTAACATCTGTTTCATCAACTGGGACTGGTGCTACTTTTACAGTTACAAGAGCTACTTCTGCAAGTATTGTTGCTGAAATTGTTAGTTTCTATTTTGAAGATGTTGCTAAAGCTGGTTCATATACCCAAACAAATAACGACATACTAGTAACACATAATGGTAATGAGACTTTAAACGTAGGTGATTCTGTTGTATTTGAACCAACTTCTGGTTCTGCTACAGCAGAAAATGTACAGGTAACACAAGTTATATCAGATACACAATTTGTAACTAGAAGCAGTACATCTGTAACTACTTCTGGTGATGCATTTTTTACGAAACAAGATAAAGATAATATTGACTCAGGTAATGTTGATGGGATTCAAACTACTGCAACCTCAATATTATCAAGTAAACAATCAAATAATTTAATTGATGTTTTATCAGAAGGTGAAATAACAGGTTTTCATTCTCCTGTACAGGCTGGTTTTACAAGAGGTACAGATAAATATAACTTAGCTGCCTTAAAAGATGTTTTTTTGAATGGTACACAGGTTTTAAAAAATTCTGCTGATTTAGATAATTTAACTGAAGCAGATTTTAATTTTGTTAGAGAAGATATAAGCTTTGAACCTAGATTTGGAACGTCAGACCAAGTCATTTTAGATACTATCAATGAAATAGAATCTGAAGTTGCTGTTGGTGTTGAAGTAAAAAAAGGTTCTAATGATTCAACATCAAAAGCTGGTGATTATCATTTAGCAGGTGCGGGTGGAGATACAAACGTAGATATAGGTGGAGCAACAGGTGTTAATTTAACGGCAAATCAGATGTTAATAAAAACTGATGCTGTACATGGTTTTGTTGTAGATGATTTAATTTTATTTTCTCCTGACGCATCAGGTGGTGGAACAGCAATAGGAATGGAAGAAATTGTTGTTAGTGTACCCGCTAATAATTTATTAGTTATAAATACTTCTGTTAACAATTCACATACTACTGGTGCTTGCACAATAAAAGAAAGTACAGGGGTTTCAAGATCTATATTAAGTCAAATTGATAAATTAAGAATTACAATTGGTTTTCCTTCCTTACAATTTTTCAATACTGAAACAGGAGAAACAGAGGGTACTCAAGTAAATCTATCTATAAAAATAACGGAAAGTAATGGAACAGTACATAGAGCTATAAAAGGAACTAAAGGAGCAGTTATTGGCAAAACAAATACACAGTATTTTAGAGATTATATTATTAATAATTTAAAAAATAAAAGCTATCCATTAACTGTCACTGTCACTCGTGTTACAAATGATTCAACTGATACTAATTTACAAAATAAATTCATTTGGACTTCTTTTACAAAGATAACAGCTCAACGGAGAGCATACCCAGATGTTGCACATATTGGATTAAGATTTAATGCCGAAAGTTTTAGATCCATACCCACAAGAACATATAGAATTAAAGGTATAAAAGTAAAAATACCTAGTGTAAGCGGTACACTCTTAAACGGTACATTTAGATACTTCAATAACACAAGAACCGTTGAGGTGAATACAGTTGATGGTTCTGGCAATAATCTTGGTCATGGATTAGTAGTAGGTGATTTTATTACAATTATTAATGCTGTTGACGGCTCAGGAAATTCTATAAGTGCTATAAATGGTTTTCATGGTTTAGTAACTACGAATTTAGTACATCAATTTGAATATAATGTTAATGATAAAAATGAAACAGGAGGTAATATCCTTGGTACGTTAACTTATAGAATTACACCGAATGTAGATATAACAGATGGAAGAATAAATTATCCAACAGGTTATTCATTTAACGGAACATTAACAGATGATAATAATAAACAATTTTCTAGCGATCCTGCTTGGATTTTATATGATTTACTAACTAATAATCGTTACGGTGCATCTATTCCAGAAACAGCTATAGATAAATTTGCTTTCTATTCTGCCTCTGTTTATAACTCTACCCTAGTAGATAATGGGTCAGGAAGAGGCACTAAAGAAGCTCGTTTTAGTTGTAATGCAAATATTAATAATCAAAAAGATGCGTTTGAATTAATTCAGAATCTTTGTTCTGTAATGCGGGCACAAGCTTTTTATGAAGCAGGTAGTATTACAATTTCACAGGATAGACCATCTGACCCTGTATATACTTTTAATATTTCTAATGTATTAGAAGGTGGTTTCTCATATACTAATCAAAGTCAAAAAGCAAAATTTACTAGAATAAATGTTGGTTTTTTTGATATGGTTACACAAGAAATAGATTACGAAACAGTAGATGATACAACAGCACAGTCAAGGTATGGAATTAGAACACAGACTATTAAAAGTTTTGCCACGACATCAAGAGGACAGGCCTCAAGAATGGGAAAATGGTTACTGTTCAACCAAAATAATTCATCTGAAATAGTTAATTTTGCTATTACTGCTGAAGCAGGTGTATTAGTAAGACCTGGACAGATAATATCTATAGCAGATGAAGTAAAACAGGGAGTCAGAAGAGGAGGAAGAATAAAAACAGGTATTAGTACAACAGAAATAGAAGTTGATGATACAGCATCAACTGATCTTGTTACTACAAATACTGCTAAGCTATCTGTCGTTTTGCCAAATGGAACACTAGAGACAAGAGCAATAAACGGTATATCAGGTGCTACTGTCACTGTTTCTTCTGCTTTCTCACAAACTCCACAGGCTAATAGTGTTTGGGTAATAGAAAATACAACACTAGAACCTACAACATGGAGAGTAATTAATGTACAGGAGCAAGAAAATCTTACATTTAGTATTACAGCAGCTTCTCATAATACTGGTAAATATGATTTTGTTGAGGATGGCACACCTTTGCCAATAAAAACTTTTACTGTACTTACAAAAAAATTACAAGCACCAACGGATTTATCTTTTAGAGAAGAAATATTAGTTATAAATAACAAAGCAGTTACCAGAGGTACTATACAATTTGCTGCTGTCAAAGGTGCTATAGGTTATCTTTTGCAATATAAATTAAATAATTCTAATGAAATTAATCAAATAATAAAATCAACAGAATTTAGTATAGATAATATTACTAATGGAATTATCAATGTAAAAGTTAGTTCGATAAATACTATAAATAAAATTAGTGAAGCACCTAATGAAGAAAAATTTAATATAACCGGTAAAACTGCCTTACCTGCTGATGTACAAAATCTAAAAGTTGAAACAATATCTGATAATTTAATGAGATTAAGGTTTGATAAATCCACTGATATTGATGTATTACATGGTGGTAATGTCGTTGTAAGACATAGTAATTTAACAGATGGGACTGGAACTTTTACTAATTCAGTAGATCTAATAAATAATCTACCTGGTAATGTAAGTGAAACAATATTACCTGCAATAGATGGTGAATATATTTTAAAATTTAAAGATGATGGTGGAAGATTAAGCTTTGGTGAAACATCTGTTGTGGTTGTAAACCCTGATCCAACACCAAAACTACTTGTATTTAATGATAGAGAAGATACAGATTCACCTCCTTTTGCTGGAACTAAATCAGACTGTTTTTTTTCTGATGAGGTTAATGGTTTAGTTTTAGGATCTACAGTAACAATAGATGATGCACCAGATTTTGATGCTATAGCTGATTTTGATTTTGTTGGTGATGTAGATTTCTTAACAGGAGGTAGTTATGATTTCGCTAAAATTCTTGATCTTGGTGCTGTTAATCCTTTACGTTTGACAAGGCATTTTGTAACGCAGGGTTTTTATCCTAACGACCTAATAGATAAAAGAACAGCAAATATAGATAGTTGGACTGATTTTGATGCAGCTACAGCATTCAATGTGAACGCAAAATTACTTGTTGCCACTACAACTGCTGCTCCAAGCAATGGTTCTAGTTATCAGGATAGTGATTTTACAGGCAAAACATTTAATACTTTTGCTAATGGAACGTATGTTGGCAGAGGATTTAAATTTAGATGTCTATTGGAATCAGAAGATCCAGCACAAAGTATCGAGATAGATCAACTTGGATATAAGGCAGAATTAGATAGAAGAACAGAGCAAAAAAGTAATTTAAGTAGTGGTACAAGTGCATCTGGTTTGGCTGTTACTTTTGACCAAGCTTTTTTCACAGGAGCAGCAGAAACAAGTGTCGGTGTTGACACTCAAAAACCAAGCATAGGTATTACCGCGAATGATTTAGCTGCTAATGAAAGATTTGAAATAACAAATATATCAGGCAGTGGTTTTACTATTAAATTTATTGATGCAAGCAGTAATCCTGTAAATAAAACATTTAGTTTTACAGCAGTAGGTTTCGGACGAGGTTCTTAGTTTCGGTTACAATATGGTTACGTATGAATATTAAGTAGATGTCTCCACAACATGATTATCAGATAGATAACTCCACAGGAGCAAATGTCAGGGCTGATATAAATGGTGCATTAAGTGCAATAGCAACAAATAATTCTGGTTCTTCAGCACCTAGTACAACTTTTGCTAGTCAATTCTTTGCTGACACAAGTGCAGGCCAATTAAAACTAAGAAATACTTCCAATAATGGATATGTTTCTTTATTCACGCTTGCTGGTGGTGTGAATGTTGATGCAGCTAGTAATTTTAATGAGGACGTTACCTTTAAAGGAGCTACATCTGGAAGAAATATTGTTTTTGACAGATCAGATAATGCTCTTGAGTTTCTTGATAATGCCAAAGCTACTTTTGGGACTGACGCTGACCTGCAAATTTCGCAAGATGGATCAGAAGCTTTAGTAAGAAATACAACTGGCGACTTTTTTATTCAAAATTCTGCTGGAGATATAGCTTTGGCAGCAGAAGATAATATAACTCTTAAAAATTTTGATGGACAAACTTACGCTAGGTTTATGGAAGATGCTCAATGTGAGTTATATTTTGACAACATTGAAAAGCTTAGGACAAATGTTGATGGGGTTACTTTTCTAGAGCATGCCTTTTTTGGAGATAATAATCGAGCTAAATTTGGTACAGGCAATGACCTACAAATTTTTCATGATGGGTCAGACAGTTTTATAGATTCAACGAAAGCTGGTGGTCAACTTTTAATCAGAACAAAAGAATCAGGTGGTACAACTAATAATGCTGCAAAATTTTTACCTGATGGAACAGTAGAGCTATATCACGATGGTACTAAAAGGTTTCAGACTACAGGTTCGGGAGTTACAGTAACAGGCACAGTTACAGAAACTTCTGATATTGCCTTAAAATCTAATATTCAACCTTTAACAAATACACTTGAAAAAATACAACAGATAACAGGTTATAAATATAATCTTGTAAATTCAATATCACCCTCTATGGGTGTAATAGCTCAAGATGTAGAAAAAGTATTTCCAGAACTTGTACATGGGTCTGAAGGAAAGAAAACTTTACAGTACAGTGGATTGATAGGTGTATTGGTAGAAGCTGTAAAAGATCTATCAGCTAAAGTTGCAACGTTGGAAGCATCTTAATATAATACGTTTACATATAAATTTTTTATGACCCCACAGGATCTACTGGACGAAACAAAAGTAACACTTGAAGCTGATATTGCAAAACGGAATCTAATGGCACAGCAGATACAACAAATGCAAAATGAATTTAATCAGCTTGCAATAAATATAAATGCAAATGAAAAGGTAATTGAGGTATTACAAAAAGTTGATGGTGTCGAATTACCAGAAACAGTTTAATATGAGTACATAGTATTTTTTTGTTATGGCAATCACTTACACTTGGGAGATAAACGGCACTTGTTCAAAACGTGATGTATCTGACGGTTACTTTACTAATGTTGTCTATCGTGTAAAAGGTATGGACGGATCAGAAGAAAAGGCAAGACGCACAGGTGAAGTTGTATTTACAAAGCCAGAATCATTACCATCAGGATTTATTGCTTTTGATACTTCTGCTAAAACACCAGATGAAGCGACAATGATTACCTGGGTTAAAAACAGTTTAGGTACAGATGAAGTAGCTGCTATTGAAGCAAGTTTAAAATCTGAAATAGATTTAATAAACACACCCGTACAGACCACAGGAGTAGCCTGGTCTTAATTAACTTTATTAATCATCTGACGTTGCATTACTCCTGTAAGAATATATAAAGGTGCAATAGTAGGAATAATAATCAACAAAGAAACTGTCATGGT